GGCGGCGGTGGATTACCTCCTCTTGGCGGCCCCGCTGCACCTGGGGGTGAGGCTGGTGGACTAGAATTGGGCGGTGAAGCTGGAGCAACTCCAGGCGGCGCTGTGCCAGCAGGTGGTGGTGGCACCCCCGCACCAACCGGTGGCACACCAGTTTAAATCTTAAATTTTTAGGTCTAAAAAGTCCTGAATTATCAATAAGTTAAATAATCCATTGCAAAAACAATGGATTATTTTCTAAATATAAACATCAATCTATGATCTTAAAAGGAGATTTGCCATGAAAGAAAAATTAAAGAGCATGCTTAATGCAATGATTAACGACAATGCAGAACAAGCACAAGTTGATTTTCACGAATTTGTGACCGCTAAGATGCGTGCCGTCCTTGGTGAAGAAGCAGAAAAGGATGAAAAAGAAGAAAAGTCCGACAAGGAAGAAAAGGACGAAAAGAAAGAAGACAAAGAAGAAAAGGACGAAAAGAAAGAAGAAAAGTCTGAAGAAGATGATGAAGATGAAGATGAAGAAGACAAGGAAGACAAGGAGTAATCCACTCAATTAAGGAGAACATAATGAGTCCAGAATTACTAATTGAAGAGCTCTCCCCTGCTCAAAGTCATCTCATCGAAGAAGCATCAACTGACGGGAAAAATGTTTGGCTTAATGGTGTATTCATGCAAGCTGACATTAAAAACCGAAACAATCGTGTATATCCACTTGATGAGATTGCTCGTGCAGTCACAGAAGCTCAACTACGCATCAAAGAATCTAATGGTATCTTTGGTGAGCTTGATCATCCCCAAACACTGAACATCAACCTTGATCGTATCTCGCATGCCATTACTGATTTGCGTATGGAAGGATCAAATGCTGTTGGTCGTGCAAAACTTTTACCAACTCCAATGGGTAACATTGCTCGCGCATTAGTCGAGAGTGGTGTTCGTCTTGGTGTTAGTTCTCGCGGTGCTGGTACAGTGAACGAAAGTGGTAATGTTAATGGTTTCAACTTTGTTACTGTTGATATTGTTGCTACACCTTCTGCCCCTGGTGCAATGCCAAATTCGGTTTATGAGTCGCTAGAAATGGTTAAAAGTGGGCGCAAAGTCCTTACACTAGCAGAACAGATGAAGGAAGATCCTGACGCTCAGATGTATTTCAAGCGTGAAATTGAGAAGTTTTTGCGCGAAAATTTGTTTGCGAAAAAGTAAAATATTAAATTTTTAGTAAAAAACAGTAGTACGTAACGCGTTGTTTTATAAGGGTTTTTTAATACCACGATTAAAAAATAACGCAATAAATACAACACGTTATAAATATTATTAACGATCTATAAGGAGATTTACAAATGGAAGAACTTTTAAAGAAGCTACTCGAAGCTGAAATTCTTTCTGAAGATTCCAAAAAGGAATTAGAAGAAGCATTTAGTGCTCAAATGACTGAGGCTGTTGAAGCAGCTAAAAAGGAAGCTACTGACACAGTTCGTGCTGAACTTACTGAACAGTGGATTACTGAGAGAGATGCACTCATCGAAGCCATCGACACTAAAGTTAATGAGTTCTTGAGTGAAGAAATGACAGAATTAAGAGGCGACATCTCGTCTTTCCGTGATTTGGAAGCTGAATATGCTGCTAAGTTAGTCGAAGCTAAAGAAGAGATGGGTGAAGAACTCAAGACCGATTTGGCTGAGTTAGTTGAAAAACTTGATGCTTTCTTGGAAATCCGCCTTGGCGCCGAAATGGAAGAATTGAGAGAAGACATCGCTGAAGTTAAAAAACTTGAGTTTGGTCGCAAAGTGTTTGAGTCTTTTGTTCGTGAATATCGTAAGAATTTCATTAGTGAAGACTCCATTGAAGCCGAACTTCGTGAATCGAAGGAACAGATCAGGACTCTTCAAGCTAAGTATGAAAATACAGAAGCTGCTAAAGAAGAAATGCGTCGTACCATCAAGATGGAATCGGTTCTCAAGCCACTTTCGGGCAAGCACCGTGACGTTATGGAGACACTTCTCAATAGTGTTGGTACTGATCAGCTTGAAGAAGGATACAAAACCTTTATTGGTCGCATATTTAAAGATAGTACAGAAGTAGTAGAAGAAAAGAAGGACGAGTCAGAGAAGGAAAGTAAAGTACTTGCTGAAGGATCTGAAATTTCTCAAAAAGTAGAAGAGGGTGCCGTTGTTGTTAAGACAGGTGACACCACCCCAGTAGAAGAAGTTAAGGAAGAAGAAGAGATCGAAGTCAAGGCTTCGCCACTCACAGAATCCATGAGACGTCTCGCTGGATTAATTAATTAATTAATTGATTGATTAATTTAAATTTAACCATATCTTAGGAGATATACAAATGAATGAACTTTTTGAAAATTGGGCAGAGATTAAGGGTGCTTTACTCGAAGGTCTTGATGCCAACAAGCGTAAGATTGTTGATCCTCTTTTAGAGAATCAAAAAAATCAGGTCTTATCTGAAACAGCAGCAGTTGGCTCCACCGATGCTCACGCAATCGCTGGTTTCCGTAAGATTTTAATCCCAATGATCCGTCGTATTATTCCTTCGACGATCGCAACCGAAATCGTTGGTGTTCAGCCAATGACAGGTCCTGTTGGTCTTGTGTATTCGTTACGCTACAAGTATAACGAAAACATGACTACTGCTGTTTCTCCAGAAGGTGATGTTCCAAACGCTGGCGATCCAAATGACTTTGAAGCTTTCGGTAACTTGAATGCTATGCGCCGTTTCTACTCTGGTGCTACTGATGCTGCTCAAGCTGCTGGTGCTGGTGGTATGGGTGCTCCTGCTCCTGGTGGTATCGCTGGTACTGCACAAGGTACAGCATGGCCTTCTAGCCTTGATGCTGCGTTCGTTGGTCCTTTTGGTGCCGCTGGTCCATTACATGGTGGTTCTGGTTCGTATCTTGAAGGTTCTGGTGGTCGTAAGATGGGTGTCGAAATCGTTTCGCAAGCTGTTGAATCTGGTAGCCGCAAGTTGCAAGCTGGTTGGACAATCGAAGCCATGCAGGATCTTCAGGCTCAGCATGGTCTTGACCTTGAAAATGAAATGACCCAAGCCCTTTCGGCTGAAATCGTTCAGGAAATCGACAACGAAATTATCACTGACCTTCTTGGTCTTGCTGGTACTGTTGCTGCTTTCGACGGTTCGCTTCCAGGTGCTCCAGGTTACTACCGCCCAACCTTCGTTGGTGATCGTTTAGCTAACCTTGGCGTTATGATCAACTACGTCGCTAATGAAATCGGTCGTAAGACACGTCGCGGTGTTGGTAACTTCATCGTTGTTAGCCCAATGATCGTTTCTGTTCTTCAGTCGGCTAATAAGAGCGTGTTTGCTCCTGCAACTCAGGGCTCCTTCAAGGGTCCTAACAACACAATGTTAGTTGGTACTTTAAACGGTACAATCAAGGTTTACAGCTACTTGTGGAACCAAGTTCAGGCTACTAACGTTGGTGGAACCGGTAACGATTCTATCCTTGTTGGTTACAAAGGCGGTAATGGTGAAACGGACAGCGGTTACTTCTACTGCCCATACATCCCATTGATGTCTTCTGGTGTTGTTATCAACCCAGTCACCTTCCAACCAGTCGTTTCCTTGATGACTCGTTATGGTAAAGCTACTTTCACCCAGAAGGAAACTTCTCTTGGTAACAGTGCTGACTACTACGGTAAGGTGAACGTTTCCGCAATGAGCCTTGCTTAATTGTAGGTAAATCAGTAAAAACAATAAAACCCGCTTCGGCGGGTTTTTTGTTGTGTTGGGTTAGCATGATGTATTGTACCCTTTAGTTTTTAGCAAATACCTCATCACACAACATAAATACTATAAATCAGTTTTGGGAAATTTGTCGCATGAAAAAATTATCTTTCAAAGAATATTTGGAATCAAAAAATCAATTGCTTCAAGCAATTGAAGAATCCCCTATTCAAACAATATCATACGATGTCACATCGTATTGCAAACTCATTGTGGGTGAGCGGGAAGACAAACAACATATTTCGCTTAAACCAAAACAAACAATCGTCATAGAGTGGGAATATGCCGACATTAATACTACTCCCGATCCCATATCAATTCGCTTCGAAAATGTAAAAGAAGTAGACTCGCTTGAAGAATATACTACTTACTGGTCGGGCGACAAACTAAAAAAATGGCTCGGTAAAAACGCAACCGAATTGTAATTCACGCCACCAAGTATCCTCTGTTGTAAACACATAAATAGTAAAAAGTGCGACAAAAAGCGTCGTATCATAAATATATTAAATGTTATAGAGGAGTAATTCCGTGAGCAATTTTGGTTTCTATCCAGATGCACCAAGCAAAATCCGCTACGAAGGTAGTCAGATCGTCATTAAATTTGAAAAAACAAGCCCAACAACAGCACGAATTTCATGGACCTTACCAGTAGGAGTACCTGATGATTCAGCCTACAACGGCATTGTTGTTGTAATTGATACTGTTGCCATTAATCAGCAGCGAACAGTCGCAGATGGCACATACTACACTGGCGATCCAACGGTTGACACAAATCTGTTTGCTGGCGATAAGATTGATAGTGCTTATGTTATTGGTGCCTTTTATGATGACAAGACTACCACATATATTGACATTACGGGCATTAAAGACAACACACCGTATTATGTTGCTGGGTTTGCTGTCGATAATACATGCCACTATCACACCGAGGGTGTGCATTCTTATTCGCAAAAATATGGCAGTAATGATAGTACGGATGATACACGTGGTTATCAGCTAGTCAACTTTGGTGTTAATGGTACTGATCCTACAGGTCTCGATCCACTAACTACTTATAGCTTCCAAATTACCGTAGATGGGTCCCATTTATTGGATTATAATACAGGCAATAATGTTGTTATAACACCCGGAACGACCTACGACATCAACGTTTTGGGAAGCAATGCTGCAACGTTTGATGATTTGATTAATAACATTAACTTCCAGCTTGCTACAGCAAGTAGCCCATTTCAAGGGGCTATGCCACCAAATACCGGTGCATATTACTACGATACCACGAACCAAAAGTTGTATCAGTGGGATGGTTCCGCGCTTGTGTTACTCGATCCTGTATTCAGTGCCACTGACCCAACAGTACAAGCTGTCGGAGCTTATTGGTTTGAACAAGACACAACTACGTTATATCAGTGGGATGGTGCTGCTTGGGTACCTAAAACAGGCATCCACTATATTAAAGCTCCCAACGAACTAACATGTGACGATTTTTGGTTTGACGGTACCACTACATATGTGTGGGATAGTGTTATTTGGAAGCCTCTAGTTACCAAAATTCAAGAAACAGATCCTGCAGGTGTTCCACAACTTGTATGCAACTCTTATTGGTTCAATGAAACCGATAACACTCTTTCTTACTGGAAAGATTATCTTGGTACATGTAATACCACAGATCCTGTCGCGGGGCACTGGGTTAACACTACTGCTATATTATGGGCAACAGATACAAGAATTGCGGTTGTTGGTGAATATTGGTTTAACGAAACGACTAATACCATTAATGTTTGGAACGGTGCAAGTTGGGATGTGTTAACAAATGCGTTCTATGTTGGAACCACAGAACCAACATTACCTGCTGTTAATTTCGCATGGTATAACCCATCTACTGAAGAATTGCATGTTTGGAATGGTACAACATGGGTATTAACCGACATTCTTGTATGGACAAAGGATCCAACTGTAGCACTTGTTGGGGAGTTGTGGTGGAATACAACTACTGATGAATTATATATTTGGGACCAGTTAACAGCGGCATGGAAAATTATACCAAACTTCACCGTTTCTGGTGTAGACCCTTCTCAACCTGCTGTTATGGCAGTAGATGATATTTGGTATGTGCCTTCTACACAAAAAATGTATCGTTGGGATGGTTCACAATGGTGCCTCGTAACTTATATCAATTGGGCAACTGACCCAACCATTGTTGCTAATGGTGATTACTACTACAACACAGTCGAAGACAAGTGGTACATCTACAACGGAACCAATTGGGTGGCATTAACATACACACTCCATGATAGTAACCCTTCTGTGCCTGCTCTTGCAAGCTACTGGTTCAACACAGCCAACAATACGCTATGGCAATGGAACGGTGCTTGGGTTCCATTAATGTATTCAGTTACCGTGCCATCACCACCAACTGGGACACTTTGGTATGATAATTCACACGTTCCTGGCACTCTATACTCATGGAATGGTACTGCCTGGGTTAGTCAGATTGCACCAGCTTTTGTCGTATTGAATGATGGCAATCTCGCCTTTTTCAGTGGAACACTCGGTAGTCAATCCACGATTTATATCGTGGATGGTACTTTTGTTGTCCCTCCATTCCCATTTGGTTTATTTGCATCATTAACACCCACTGGAAAGATTCAGATTCCTGTAAATGGCACAGATGGTGTATCAAATTATCCAACCTGGGCTATCGAAGGCATCGGCACAGATGGTTCGTCCGACGAACGCCGTGATATGGCCGAAAACATTCTTCTTGAATTAGGATATCCTACGATTCAAGTTGAATTAACTAAGGAACAATTAGATTTCTGTATTGATCAAGCTTTACAAGTTATTCGTCGTTCAAGCTCTACTGGTTACGAGCGTGTTTATTTCTTTATGGATCTCATGCCTGGTCAACAACATTATATTATGTCGGATAAGGCCGTTGGTTTTAACAAAATTGTTAATATTATGGGTCTTTACAGAATGACATCTGCTTTCCTTGGTACAGCTGAAGGGCAAGGTGTCTATGGACAATTAGTATTACAACACTTATACCAAATGGGAACATTTGATTTGGTTTCGTACCACATCATCAACGAATATGTGGAATTGATGGAGAAATTATTCGCCGCTAACTTGATGTATAAGTGGGACGAACGTAAGCGTAGGTTGAGCATTCAACAAAACTTATGGCGTAAGGAACGTATACTAGTTGATGCAACTATCGAACGCACTGAACAAGACATACTTGGAGATCGTTTGTTGAATAACTGGATTCAAACATGGGCGACTGCCGAAGCTCGTATGATTCTTGCCGAAATTCGTGGTAAGTACCAGTCATTACCAGGGGCTGGTGGTGGAATTGCGTTGAATGCTTCAGATTTAAGACAACAAGCTAACGCCGATTTCGAAAAATGCTGGCAGGAACTTGACGATTTCATTGCTACTGATATTGAAGAATATGGTCTAAATAGCACCATCATCATGGGCTAATAACCAATACCGGAACATACAAATGGCTATATACAACTACAATTTAGGAGATGATCCAGCAAACACAATGATGGGTGATTTGATCGCCGAGCATTTAAATATTGGTGGTGCACCTATAAATGTGTTTAAATTATTGGGTATACACGAACAGGGTAGATTGATTGATTTGACCGGAAACGGTAGTGCTATTTCCAGTGGCGAATATCCAGCCTTTCCAGCCATTAATGCCTTTTCAAATAATGGTGCTGACTGGCGGTCAACACAAAAAGGTGATCTTGTAACCAAACATGCTTATATTGGGTATGATTTTGGTCCAATCAAATTGGATAACGGGCGCCTCCGTTATGGTATTGAGACGGAAGTTAAACAACACATTACAACTATTAAAATAAGTCAATCATGTGTCCAAACAAATAGAGTTACCAAGGCTCGTGTTGAGCGTTCGGACGATGATAAAGTTTGGTATGGAGTTGATATCATTGCTTTACCTGATGACTGTGATAACCACCAAATATCAATCAAACAATCTGCACCAGCTAGATATTGGAGAATTCGACCATTAACCTTTAATGGAAGTGCCACAGATTTTTGGGGTGTGTGTTCATTAGAACTTATTGATTATGCATCAACAAACTTGTCCAACATTCAAGATGAAAATGGGTTCTTCGAAAATAGAGACAGAAACTACGCTAATGCCAGCTTGCAATTTAAAGGATTTTATGATTTACAGGAGCCGGCTACTGACCTAACTCGTTTTGGTATGGATATGGGAATAACACAAGAATATGTTATTCGTGCTTCTTTCACTTCCATCGTGTCTGTACTTGGGCGGCCAGTTGTGATTGGTGACATCTTAGAAATTCCAAGTGAAACGCAATATACAGCTGAAATGAAGCCTGTTAAGAAGTTTTTGGAAGTAACAGACACAACTTGGGCAACCGAAGGTTTTACCCCAGGTTGGAAACCTATGATTCAACGTATTACAGCCAAACCAATGCTTGCTAGTCAAGAAACAATGGATATTGTGGGTGATTTGAACTTACCAAATACCGATAACGACTTTGCACATCTTGAGCAAAGTGTTTTCAATATCGAAGGATTGCTTGGCGACCAAAAGGTACGAGAATCTGCAAACACCCAGGTGCCTGAACGTGGTGGTGATCCTGATGACATACGTCAATTTACAGCAGAAGAGGTCGCGCAGGCTGCAGCTCAAGGTGTTAATATTGCAAAACTTAACGTTAATCCTAATGGTCTGTATGTTGAAGATGGTTTACCACCTAATGGTTTACCGTACACAGAAGGTCCTACCTTCCCAACCAATCCACTTGATGCTGCGTATCACAGACTCACATATGTTGGTTTAAGTGATCCAATTCCACCAAGATTATACAAATGGAGTTTGATGAAAAATCGTTGGATTTTCGTAGAAGAAGACAAACGGATGAGGTACAACGGCATTAAACCAAAATTACAAGAATTTTTACAAGATTCCACTGCTGTTCCAGCGGATAAAATTGTTAAATAAAGGGAACCTTTTTAATGGCTATAGACCACTATTACTACAATGAACAAATAGAGAAATATATTGTTCAGTTCATGTCGATTTTTACTGGATTGACGATCCATACGGGCAAACGCGATACTGGCGAAATATCATCTGTGAGGGTACCTGTTCACTATGGCAGCAAGGATCGTGTAACCGCATCTATTCTAAATGACAATACCCAAAACGTGCCTATGAGGTTGCCTGTTATGAGTTGCTATCTACGCAATCTATCCATGGCACCTGATCGTTATAAGGGGGTGGGTACTGTAAGAACTACTACTCATGTTCCTCGTGGTGGTTTAATTCCTGATGATATCAAGGTTGTGCACCAATATATGCCAATTCCTTATATGACATCAATTGAGTTATCAATTTATACAAGCAATTTGAGCACTCACTTTCAAATCCTTGAACAAATTTTGGTGTTATTTGATCCAGTTTTACAAATTCAAACATCAGATGGCGCCTTTGATTGGAGCAAAATAACCACTGTTGAGTTGCGCGATATCAATTTTGAAGAAAATTATCCTGCTAGTACCGACCGTCGTATGATCGTTACTACTTTGGTTTTTGATATGCCAATTTACATTTCGGCGCCAGCACGCCTCAAGTCTGAAATTGTGAACGACATTTACATGCGAATAGGCTCCGTCGAAACTTTCGGTGATGGTTCACAAGACATTCTTGATCAATTAGAGAACCAAGGATTGGATTACGAATTAATAGTATCGGCTGCAAGAGACTTGGACATTAAATAACAATTACTTTGTTATTGCGAGATATTTTTACACATTTTCGATCGTTCGTTATAAATACAATTAAGAGAAATTATAGTACACATTGCATTACTATGTGTATTCACACAATAACAAACAAATGTTTTTAAAAAGGAGTTAAACATGGCAACTTTAGTGAGTCCAGGCGTTTCAGTAACCATTACGGATGAATCGTTCTTTATTCCAGCCGCTGCGTCAACTGTACCGTTGTTCTTTATAGCAACCACTGATGAAAAAATCAACCAGACAACTGGATTGCCATATGAAGGAACTACCGAGCATGATGTTATCAGAACCATTACAACTGCAAGCCAATTGTATAGTTTATACGGCTCCCCAACTTTCTGGGAAGATTATCAAGGCAACCCTCAACATGGTGATGCTCGTAACGAGTACGGTTTGGCTGCATTGTACAGCTTTCTTGGGATTGGTAACAGAGCATTTGTTGTACGTGCTAACGTAAACTTAGATGATGACCGCGCTAGCATTCTTGCTATGTGGGATCGTAAAACAATTAATCCAATTTCGGGTGCTGGAGCTTTATTAGAGCAGATTACAGCAGCTCGCATTGCTGAATATAATGCTACTAACCAGTACATTCCTAGTGATGTTCATGGTGTTGGTACGGTTGGCGCAATTGTTCCTGGTAGCCTTTATACAGATGGTGTATACACCAACGTTCCATTAGTTGGTGGTACCGGTTCGGGTGCTACTGCAAACATTACAGTCGCTGGTGGTGCTGTAACTGTTGTTTCGGTTGTGACTCCAGGCAAAGGATACACTATTGGCGACTCCTTAACTGCTGCCACTGTTAACGTTGGTGGTACAGGTGCTGGTTTCTCCGTTCCTGTTGCTACATTAGTTGACTTGTACAAACAAACAGTAACATCAACTGAATTGAAATCTGATCTCAACACTGCTATGCAGATTGTGTATGATAAGTACTCTTTTGCGAAAATCGTTGTACGTAACATCAGTGGTGTTATTACAGGTAACTGGTTTGAAGGTAGTGGCACAACTGCTACTAGTTTCCCATTAGATGTATACGCAAATGGTTATGATCAGGTTGCAACTGGCTCTTTTGTTGGCACCGATACAATGATTGCTGATTGGGTTGCTACTGGTCCAGGTTCTGTTGTTGCAACTGAATTTACGCCTGCTGAAGCTGCTCAATTACTAGTTGATGCTGCCACAGACTTCCAATATACTGTTCAGTTCTTGAATATCACAAGCCTTGGTGCCAACGATGCTGCTCGTCGTCTTGCTATCGTTACAGCATTGCAAGCTACAGTAAGTAGCAATCAAGATGTTCGTGCTGAAAACTTTGAATATAACTTGATCGTATGCCCAGGCTATCACGAACTTGTTGATGAAATGAATACTTTAAGCATCGATATCATGGAGGAAGCTCTTGTTATTGCTGATACTCCTATGGATATGAATCCTGATGATGTTGTTGTGTGGGGTGATTCAAATACCAGTACTCGTATCCACAGTGCTCACGTTGCTTACTACTACCCACACGGTTTAACTTCTCACCCATTCACTGGTAAGAATATTATGGTTGCTGCCAGCGGCATCGCCTTGAGAACGTATGTTTATAGCGATAACCAGGCTGATTTGTGGTGGGCTCCTGCTGGTACTCGTCGTGGTCAGGTTTCAGGTATTTCCCAGGTCGGCTTTGTTACTGGTACACTTGGTACAGCAACAACATTTAATGTTGCTCCGTTGACCCAGGGACAGCGTGACAATATGTACAAGTACACCACCAACTTAAATCCAATTACCAACTTACCGGGCCGTGGATTGGTTGTATTTGGTCAGAAGACTTCCGCTCTCGACGCAAGTGCAATGGATCGTGTGAGTGTTTCTCGTATGATGAAGTATATCAAGCGTCAATTACGCAAGAACGTTGTTAGCTTCTTGTTTGAACCAAACGATCAATTAACACGTAATAACCTTAAGGCTGTTGTTGATAGTTTCTTGAGTGGTATTATGCACAAGCGTGGTTTGTATGACTTCGCTACAGTGTGTGATGATTCGAACAACACACCTGACAGAATTGACCGCAATGAGCTTTACATTGATGTTGCTCTCAAACCTGAAAAGGCTGTTGAATTCATCTACATTCCTATCAGAATTCTTGCAACTGGTGCGGCTATGGGGTAATTACAGCCTAAACGGTTTGTAACCATTCTCTCCCCTAATATGGACACGCAAGTGAATTGTATTAGGGGAGATTTTTTTAATCGAGCGAAATGTGCCAGTAAATAGTGTTAAATTTTCGTTTGTTTTTAGACACCGACCATAAATACTATAAAGAAGAAATGTCGCATTTCATTACATAAGGAGCATTAATACTATGGCAACCATTAACGACTTCGGTATTCCAGATGTAGGAACCGGAATTTTACAACCAAAACTAAAGAACAAATGGCGCGTAACTTTCAACAAGATTGGTGGAGGTACAGCCAGCCAGAGTCTATCGATTCAAGCAATTAGTGTTGCTCGTCCAAGCTTGTCATTTGAAGAAGTTGAACTACATCGCTACAACTCAAGATCGTGGATTGCTGGAAAGCATAATTGGGAAGAGTGTGCGA